GCAGAAATTCTTAATTTCTTTAAAGGTGTTAATTGACCATAATAAGGCGAACTAGTGTTTTGTGGGTTAAAGTTTCCGTTAGGGTCGTAAATTCTAACGGTAGCATTTCCAGCCTCGTAAGTATCTCTTATTAAATTGCGTCCGCGTCTTATGCTTATTCGTCTTGCATCTGGCGTTAAATCAGCTACTAATGATGGAGTTGTTGTTTCAGCTAAAGTACCAGTATCTAATAAACCGTTGACAGGGTCGTCAAGCGTAAGACCAATACCGAAGGTAGCTCCCGACGAGAAATCTAAAGAAATATCAAGCGTCGCTGGTAAAACCATTAATCGCCTCTGGTAGCTCTATTTGACAAAGTAAATGAACCTGACGCGCTTGAGTCAAGTAATCCCATACGCAATGAATCAGTTAAATCTCTGTTAGAGATAACATTGCCTTGGACGTTAACTGTCACTTTTGTTTCACGTTCTCCAGCACGATAACTCTGCCAATCAGGCATTTGTGTATTTAATGTAACTTGATTCTTTTTTGCAGCGTATTCTAAAGCTTTTGCTGCTCCACCAATGTCGCCGCCTAATGGTATGCCAGCAAAAGGAACGGGAACAATTGGTGAGCCACCGCCGCCGCCACCGCCGCTAATACCACCGCCGCCACCGCCTGTATTAACGGTGTTAACTTGAACAGTTAAAACAGGGGCTTTAAGTTTATTTAATGCGTCTTGTATTAAAGAAATATCGGTTATGGCTTTGTTAATGTATGAAGGATAATCTTGCAATGGATTTAAGGCAGGTGGTAAATTCTTAATTGCGTTTGCCAAACCTGTTGTTTGTAATTGTGATAACGCTAACTGATTGCTTAAACGGTCTGCCTCTGCTGCATTTTCTGTAAGTAAAGCAAGTTGTAAAGATAGTCTAAGTTTTTCGTCCTCAGTTAATTGATTCTGCAAGGCTGCCATGATTTGTATTTGTTCCATGTCAAGCAAGCCACTTGCCTTTTTAAGTTTAGCCTGATCTTTAATTGCCTTGGTTTGTGCGTTGGTTGCTTTCAATTGGGCAAGTGCGGCAGCCTTGGCTTCCTTGGCAGCTCTAGCAGCTGCACCCTCGGCAAATTTAGCCGCACCGCCTTGATCGCCCCCAGCCATTGAACCGCCAGCGGCAAACATACTTTGTAGGTTGTTAGTTGCCTTAGTTGCAGACTCGCTAATTGCATCAACGCCTTTAATCATTAAGCCAATTGCTGCAAACATGCCAGCAGTCATAGCAGCTGCGCCTAGTGGGCTAAACAAAAAGTTTCTAGCAATTGCTGAAGCTAATAAAGCGTTTCTCAAAGTCTTGACAGTTTTAACAATTGTGCCTAAAGCTGTTATGAAAGCAGCTATTTTATTAATTGTAAAGGCAGCAAGTAAGACTGCTGCAAAAGATTTAACCAAAACAATGTTATCTCTTATTAACTGCCCAATTCTAATTAAAGCTTGGGAAGTAGATTCACCAAAATTAATAATCTTTGTTTGTAGTTGGTCTATATCTGTTGCACCACTAATACGCATAATGGCTTCAACAAGACCTGCGCCAATGCTTTCTTTTGCTGAATCGGCTGCAACTTTTAATTTGGCTAATTTGCCAGCAAAGGTAGTTGCGGCGGCTGAAGCTGCACCTTTCGTAACAAGTGTGACCTCTTTAAGAATCTTAGCGAAGTCCCCTGAAGCAAGTGTGGTTTTGCTTATGCCTAAACCTAATGCGCCCAAACTCCTAGTATTTCCTAAATATGCTTTGCTTAATGCGTCGGCTGCCTCAGTTACCGTAATGTTTTGACGAGCAGCAATGTCTAAAGCAATGTTGGTAAGATTTTGGGAAGCGGCAAGACTACGAGTTGAGGTTAAAAGTTTTTCATACGCAGGAATTAATTGCTCATCTGCCACGCCGAATTGAAGTTTAAGACTGTTTAAAAATGCTAATGAGTCTGAGGTTGCGAACTCAAATCCAATACTACGCAATGAGTTTTTAAATACTGCTAGTTGCTTTTCTTGAGCAGCAAACGCACTAATGGCTGACTTAGCGAAAGCCGTAACACCAACACCAATGAGAGCTTGTTTAACGTTTCTAGCCAATTTATCGGCAGCGTTTTCAGCTTGAGTAAATGCTTTCTTGCCTGTAAATTGCGCGGCAATATCAATTACTATACTCATTGTGAAACCTTTCTAAAATATTGTTTCTTTTTAAATTGTTCGTTAGCGTTGTAAATAGCAGTTAAAGCGGCAGCATTAGCCTTGCCACCGTCCTCAGCCCAAGCCCGAAAGATCAACCGACCTTTCATGTAACGACCGCGCTTTGTAGAACTTTCAATATTGCCTTGCTTTAGCTCGCCCATTGCTTGAATAAAATCTGAGCCCGCTTGAGGGTTATTTGAACGACTAATATCTTTTTGACGTGGGTCGCCTTTACGACCAACCCAAGGCTGACCTGAAGGGTTCTTTCTACCAGCTGTTTCGTAAATAGCACCAGCAGCAGATTTGTTAATTATGTAATAAACAGCTTTAAATCCACGTTTATTAGTTCTGCGTGGGGTTGAACTATATTTAATTTCCTTAGAAACGGTTGCAGAGTTAAATAAAGGAAACTTTCTTAACCTATTACCTTGAGCATCAAAGTAAAATTCAGATCGCCGTCTGTAATTCCAATTGCCTAAAGGAGAACTACTAGGAACATAATTTTGAGCTTTCTTAACTATGCCACCAAGGGCGATAGCCATTTGATCGTCTAATTGTGCAGCTAGGGTAGGGTCATAGTCATTGAGAGCTTTTTTAAACTCAATTAAACCTTTTATTTCTGCTGGCATTTTCCCTAGCCTTTGCGTCGTCTTTGAGAACCGCTAAAGTCGCCTTTAACAAATCTCTGTCCATATCAATAAACGTTTGGTGCGGAAGTCCTGTTGTTATTGCTAACCTAGCAACAAGGTAGTGAAAGGAATCCCGCGTTATCCATTTGGGGAGTCAGCGTCAAGGATTTCTACTTTAACAAGCTGCTCTAAATACTTATCGCCAAAAGGCACAACAGTTACGCCATTGCGCCTTTCAGCTTCCCAAGCCAACCAATAAACCGCGCTTTGTTTTTCCTCATCTCGGAAATACTTATGAAAGCCACTTTTAAAATGGGATTCAAACGCGAACTCAATAACAGGAGTAATTTCATATTCAGAAATTTCACCTGAAGCCTTGGTTATTTTAAGTTTAATCATTTTAGTCCTTTGTTATGACCAAGTACCAGTGGTTGCGTACGCTGTCTTGCTATTGCATGTAAACGTCAAGTCCATCATGCCTATATCAGCGACCGCGCCATTGATGTCGGTTAAGTTATCAATCAAAATCGTACCACTGTACAACGGGTTGGTTGCGGACACCGCGCTGGCAGTATCTTGAATTGCTTCAAAAGCAACGGTTGTACCAAAAGCGGCTTGCAGTGTAGCTCTTACTGAACCTGCACCTGAAGCTAAATTATCATTTAGAAATGATACGGTAATGGTGTCCGCTGATAACCCAGTTGTAAATTTGTGAGAATTATCCCCCATTGCGCTGATCTCAATTTGGTCAAGAACGCGGTTTAAGGTGAAAGCTGTTACATGGTCAGACAAGTTAACAGAGTTAACTTTAAATCCAACTTTGTTATTTAAAAAGGTTGCCATGAATTATTCCTCGTCTTTCTTGGTGTTTGTTGGTTTTGGCTTGTCTTGCGGTGTTACTTGACCGATCTTTTTAAGAAAGGCAATGTCCTCGTCTGTAAGTGTCATTTTAACTCCAAGTTGTTAGTGTGCTTATATTAATTGTGGAAACCATCATCTCTTGAGCTTCCTGCAATACCGAAGGCGCAGATACGCTTTCAATGTTAAATTTAATGCTTGACGCAACAAGTTTTAAAAATACTGCGCAAACCATTTCCTCTAACGCAATCAATGAAGCTTGATTGTCCAGCATTGGGACTATGCAAGTTATTGTAAAGTTTGCTTTTGCCCCAACATTGTATTGATTGTTGCTTGGCTCAAGCATTGGGTCGGCATACCTGAGAACAACGCTATTGGCGGTGGGTGTGGCTGGCACATAAGAGAACGTGTCCCACACCCCCGCATTACTTAGCGCGGACGCAATGGAAGCCCTGAGAGTTGTAACGGCAACTGTCATTAGCCTATTAGTCCATTGGGTGCTAAGTGATTCGCAATTAAGCCTCTAACTTTTGCAATTAATGTTGAACCCATTTTAAAAGGACTTGGTTGAAAATTAGGGTCTAATGCCCCACCGTTTGCAGCTTGTTTGGCTTGCCAAATTTCAGTTGCCACCATAAGGGTAGCCAAATTTATTTCTGGAAGCGTCGCATAATCAACATTAGTTGGGGCTGCAACCGTTCCGTAAGGTCTAACATTTCTTTTTGTTTCTGCCGCATTATGAGATATTACATAAGAAATTGAATAATCTGTTTTAGCGGTTACCGTTTTATTTCCACCGTTGTAATGAGCAGCAACATTTTCTACCGTTACTGTTTGCCCTATTTGTATGTCATGAACTGTATCTGTATAAATTGTGGCTAGTGTGGTTGTACACTCTCTGGCAATAACGTTGTAATCATTAAACCACAAATAACTTTTAATAATATTTTCGGCAGCCTGACAGACTTCCTCAACCGTTGCTGACGAATACAAATTTCCTAATTGTAAATTCGCTCTAAGCTCGGCTTCAGTAACGTATGTAGCTGCCATTGTTTGCCTTTCTTAAAAGTAAAGGGGCGAAGGCTTCCAACGCCCCTTTACAGGTTATTCCTCTTAAGGAAAGTTTATGCAACCATCCACTTGTAAGCTCCAGCAGCAACCTTGTTCGCAATTGCGCCATAGCCATAGTAAGAAACCTCAATTTGACCAGTAGAGATCAAATTGGTTTCTAAACGGTACTTTGATGACTCATACCAAGTAAATGATGATGGATTAAGAATAATCATTGAAGCATCACCAGTGCCAGATAGATAACGTGAAACACGTAGGTTTAAACCACCGATATTTCCACGCACATTGGTTGGCGTCAAATTACCTGAAGCATTTTGAGGGTTGATTGTTTGAGTAAAGACTGCTCTGTTTGAGCCATCTACTAACCCCATCAATGCACCCCATTGCTCAGGTGAAACAACAATGTTTTCAGCAAAGCCGAGAGTTCCAGAATAAATGGAAACTGCGGCATCTGAAATGAAGTCTTGGATATTGGCGGCGGTAAGTGTACGGTTTCCGCCATCTGTTGCAACTTGAGCAATTACGTTTCCTACTGCTGCATCAGTTGCCTTTGCATAAGCAAATTCCATTTGACGTACCAACTCTGAGAAAAATGCTGGAGACGACCTGTCAAGTAACTCAACGCTGAATTTCTGGCTGCCAGCGTACTTCTTAACACTAACGCTCAAGAAGGACACGTTTTGGTCAGTTTCAGATGGTGCTGCGCCTTCGGCTGTTTCTGCAACTGTTGGTGCTTGAGTTAATTTAGGAATTTCAAAAGTCATTCCCGCATCTGGTAATGCGCCTGTTGAAATGCTGTCAATAAATGGACGATCAGCATTTGAAAGAGGATTGATTACCTCAGTTAGTTGACGAGTAGGAATTAAACCTGCGTTGTCAGTTGTATCGGCGGCGGCGCGTAGATACTCGCGAGCTGAATCATCATTTAAATATTGTGCGCGTAATGTGTTCTCTAGGAATTTTTCCTTTGTGAACTCAAGACGAGGACGAGTGTAAATAGGTGCTGCAATTGTTGGGCGAGAAGCTTCAACCGCTGGGGTTTCTACTACCTCGGTCGCAACAGTTTCAGTAGTTGTGTTTTCCACAATTTCCTCTTTTTCTGTTTTGGTTTCGGTTGAAACTGCCTCTGTATTTTCAGACGCAG